GCTACTTTCCCTGTAATAGCAGGGTTCTTAGTGTTTACACAGGCGGCATTTAATAACTTTTACAAGCAGTTCAAATTACGTGAGCAAATTAAGAAACAGTTTGAACATTACTTGGCACCAGCAATGGTTAAGAAGTTACAAAAAGATCCTAGTTTATTAAAGTTAGGCGGAGATACAAGAACAATGACATACTTGTTCTCAGACATTCGTGGATTTACACATATATCGGAACAGTTTAAAACAGATCCACAAGGCTTAGGTAATCTTATAAACAGATATATGACACCAATGACTGATCTAGTTATGCGTAAAGAAGGAACCATAGACAAGTATATAGGTGATGCCTTAATGGCGATATGGAATGCGCCACTTGATGTAGATAATCATGCTCAATTGGCAATAGAAACAGCACAGGAAATGGAAGTTGAACTTAAAAAACTAAACAAAGAACTTAAAGCAGATGGACTTATGGAGTTAGGTGTTGGTATAGGTATTAATACAGGAGATGCCGTAGTAGGTAATATGGGCAGTAATCAACGTTTTGATTATACAGTTTTAGGTGATAGTGTGAACTTAGCGGCAAGACTAGAAGCACAAACCAAAGAGTATGGTGTGTTCTTTATGTTTACCGAGCATACACTAAAACAAATTAACACTCCGGAAAATTTAGTAATGCTAGATAAAATTGCAGTTAAAGGACAAACAGCACCAGTAACAATTTATACCATACTAAATGATCACAAGTATGCAAGAGTTATAAACAGAATGGTAGACGCATATCAAAACAGAGAGTGGGCAACTTGCTCAAATCAAATAGAGATAATAAAAGATCATAAATGGAATGATACACTTGCAGAACTGTATGCAGAAAGAATCAAACAACCAATGCCTGTAGGTGATTGGGACGGAGTTGAGCGTAAAACATCAAAATGAAAATAGATCAAATATCTAAAGAAAATATAAAACATTATAATTTAGATTACATATTAATAGATGACTTTGCAATAGATTGGGCAACTGAAGAAAACATAGTAAAAACAGAGCTTTGGTCAGCCTATCACCCGGTACACGAATACATAGAAAATAATAAGGCAGATATCATAAGTGCTGTAAATACAGCATTTGATGTAAATACGACAACTTTAATACACGGCCTACAAGTATTTAATAAAGAAGACGAAATTATACCACACGATGATTATACGGGAGAATTACTGATGCCTGATGGTGAAGTATCATATACCGAAATGCCTATAAGGGCAATACTTTATTTAAATCCTGAATACATGTATGGTACACATATTCATAAAGAAGAACCAGGCTGGGCAGATGAAGATGATTCTAGATGGTGGGTACATATGTGGGATAAAGGCATAGAACTTGGTGGACAACCTGGACAATTATTAATTATAAAACCAAATAGTAATTCCTGGCATTCAGTAGGATGTTTTAATACCACCTTAGATAATAGAATAACTGGTAACTGGATATTTAAAAATTAAATAAATAAGAGTATGAAAAACTTTTTACACAATATAACACAGAAAGTAAAGCCTTCATTGGTATGGCTATGGCAAAAGACTAAGATTGCAGTCCAGTTTATCGTAAAACTATTAATTACAATATGGAAAGCAATACTAAGACTTTGGTTTAAAATTATCTATGAAGAATATGAATTAACAGTATGGTACTTAAAGGATTCTATTAGAGACGGAGATGGTAATATTACAACTACAAGATCTCATAAAAGATATCTTTTAAAGAAGATTACTAAGAAAACTCCTAAACATATTAAAGGAAAAGATATGGATGGAAGAGCATTTGAAATTAGAACTGTTGAACCTTTTGACTACCAGATAAGAAAAATTTATTAATTATTCGTCTGGCTCCCAATCCTTTATATTTCTAAAAAACATATAGTAATGTCTAAAATCTTTTAGTTGTTGCTTTGCATGAAATAATTCTAAAGGTATTCCATCACCGTGTTCGATTAAAGGAAAATAATATCTTTTAATAATTTTTTCTAATTTACGCACATCTTTACCGAGAGCATCTAGTAGTATATTATTGTATTCTAAATCAGTAACTAATGCTACTAACCAATGATGGAACGGGTGTTCCGGATTAAATCTAGTTGTAGCCTCTCTTGTTTGATAGTACAATCCTCTTATTGGGTTCATTCCAGGCCTGTATAATTTCATAATTTCTGGAAATTTAAAACTTTCATGTTCAGTAGCCATAGTCTTTATGACTCTAGCATAGTCTTTTTTCATTGCTTTTTTAAGAGACTCTATATTTTCGCCAATATTCTGATGATACTGTTTTAACAGTTTATCAAACATTTTTTGATACTTCGGCGATAACTTCTCATAATAGACGTCTTGTATTTCGTCTATTTCTATTGCACCTTCTAGTAGTGTATGTGGGATTGTAGTCGTTCTTTCGAACTTGTCTAGCTCAGTGGTTATCCGCAAAAGTACAAAATCGATTATTTCGCCTTTGCTCATACTAGTATTTATCTAGAATTTATTTGCAGTATAGTGTGTAGTTTTTCTGTGCCATTGTTTTTAGATAAGGTTACTCTTGCCCCATTATGTAATGGTTTAGGCCATTGGCCTATATCTACCCAGGCATATCCTGCACTTTCACCATTTAGTTTTGGTGGTTGAAATTCTTGATCTACAACATATACAAAACTATAATAGTAAAAGTTTTTATCTTTACTTTGATAAACATCTAATGGATTTAATTTTTGTAGTTCTGGAACGAACCCTATTTCTTCTTCTAATTCTCGTTGGATACACTCATATGGAGTTTCTTTTTTCTCCATTGTGCCTCCCCAAAAACCCCATGTATGGTTAAATCTTTTGTTGCCTTCTCGTAATTGCAACATACATCTACCTGTGTCTTTGGCAAGGAATAATACTCCTGCCGCCGTTGTGATCATTATAAACTCAGTCTCCAAAATCCTGGATTGTATTCGCCTTCATAACTACTTATCCAGGTTTTGCCTGTCCATTTGTATTGTTTGGTGGTAAATGTATTGTTTATGTAATGTATCTCACTACCATTTGCACTTGCATCAAAAACTACAGTCCATGTAGAACCGTTAAATTGTATGATGTCATCTTCGTTTGCATCAATATCCCAATTGGTGTATCCTGATTTTGTAACTTGTTCTGTAATTAAGTATCTTTGTCCGTTAGCCGCGGCATCCAATGTGCCATCACCCGGATAATTTGCTCTAGGGTCTATAATTTTATCTATTGCAGTAAGAGTATTAGTAGGCAATGTATCAGTATCTAAATTAAAAATTAATTGAGTATCGCTTGAAGGACTAGTTGCTACTGTGCCATATACTAAATTAAGTAGGTTATCAGAATCACCGCTGATATTTAATTTTAGTAAACTTGTAGTTCTTATTTCACCTAATTGCTCTATAATATCTGACCATTTAATCTCTGTACCTTTTTGGTCTACTAGTGTAGCCGTAGCACCTATTACTTGAACTTTGTAATCACCTGGAGTAGTTACAATCTCGAATGTATCTTCTATGTCGTTAAAGAAGTCTGCATAATCGTTACTGAATCCTAAGTCTGATATACTTGATACAGAGTGTACATTATTAATAATTTCTTGTATAATTGTTTGTCTTTTAACTTTTGCAGGAGGACTGATCCATATAGGTATAGCAAAGGTTAATGTAGAAATATCTAAATTCTCATCTACGCCTGCTGGTATGCTTCTACTACTCCATGCAATATCTGTAAGTTCAACTTCAAAAACACTGGTCCAATCTAAAGGGTTACTATTGGATTGTAATTGTATACTTGGATTAAACAGTACAAATATTTGTTCCAGTACCTGTAACTTTGTGTCAGTATTAGTAGTCCATATATCTACATTAACTGTAAGATTATAAGGCACAGGCATATATCTCTGTGTTGAGTATAAATTTCCTTGTTCAGCAGAGTATGTTCCTGTTTCTGGGTCATATTCTCTTTCTGCTATTTGATTAGTATCAACAAAGAAAGGCTCGGCAATTCTATCTCTTGCTGGTTGTATACTTTGTATTGTAACACTTATAAACGGAGCATTATTAATTACGTTTTCAGAATTATTACGCAATATATTTGCTACCATTCTACTAGCATCACCGTATCGTGCAGGTACTCTATTATAACTTGCACCTGTCTTGGTGTATTCTCTTACTTTAAAATTAGAGAATATTCTAATGATCTGAATTAGATAACGTTTTATCTGTTCATCATACCAATAATCTAAATTCTTACCTGCCATTAGTTATCCGTTTTAGGTTTAATAACCTTACTTAAATTTGTTTTTTCGTTTGCTTCGCCACCGTCACTATCGCTAGTAATATTATCATTATTAATAAAGGTTGCTAGTATTCTATTTGCCGCTGACCAAGCCTGACGACCATCTGAACCTACATTTAACCAACGTGTTCCTGATTTTTTAAATAATCTATTTGGACTAAAGTCTGTTCTTAAAAAGTAATCGCCGTCACTAGTACCTGAAGTAGGGAATGTTGCTCCGCTACCTACTAAACTTAAACCATTTACTGGTGTGCCGTCTGCACCACCGAAGTCTATACTTGGTTTGTCCGGTACAGTTTCATCAAAATATAAATGTGTAGTATTTCTAAATTGAGGATCAAACGGTACATCACGTTCTGCTTGTTCTAAAATTTTATCATTAATATTAATATCATTAGCATAGGTGCTTATTAAGTTTCTTAAATCTTCCTCTTCCTCACCAGTTCCAAGAATATCTCTGTACTCTTGTGAATCTGTAATTGGTCCTAACTTAACTCTCCACAAGTGAGGCCACCATCTAGGATCATACCCTTCTGCTGGTCTACTGGCATCTGTTACTACATAGTATCTATTGATTGCTTCGTCACTGCCTAGTAATAAGTCGTCTCTTAAATGCGGCAACTCTAAAACATCACCTGCCATTAACTTTCTGCCTACTGCTTCTACCATACTTTCAATATGGAAATTCATCATTAATGTATCGTTTGCAAGGAACATACCAAATTGTGTTAAATCAAAAGCATCACCGTCACCAAGATTATATTGTCCACGTAATTCGTAAATGTCTTTATCGTATTTACGATCTCTATTTTCTAAGAATAACAAGTCTTGTATAAAAACTTCTGTATCATTTGCGGCACTACTAGGTCTTGTAGGGTCTTTTTCATCAGGTGAGTTATGTACTCCTAAATATTTATGGATATGTACCCCGGTACCACCGGCATATAAATGCTCTCCGACAATTCTATCGGTGAATGAGTAGTCGTTTGTTTTGACTGGATTCCATAAACTTATTTT